TGCTTTCAATGAACGTAATACAAGCTCTGTCTTACCTGTGCCTGGAGCTCCATATACATAAAACCCACGTTTCGTCAAAGGGTCATCACGTTTCATGAAAAATAAACGTAGCTTATTCACAAGTGAATCTACAATATGTTTCCGATTTAATATAGATAATAAGTCTAGGTTCTCCATTCTCTTGCTAACCTTATAGAATTCCTTCGCTTATACCAATTTGGCTCAAAACCCTTTTTGTCACAATGTTTTTCTAAAATCTTAATACACTTGTGAGAACAGTTATCTACTGCGAATGACCTTAGAAAAATCAAATAAGAAGGAAACATATGTTGGTTAAAATAATACTTCTTCCATTTATGAAAATCGTCAAACCGCTCTTCTAGTATTTGTCTAAAAACAAATGAACAGTCATTTCTTATCATATCTCTAACATACGAATCATAATTGTTATTAGGAATCAAAGTGCGAACAATATAATGATGTTCAACATAATTATTTCTATTTAAACACCATAATACCTCTGATTTCAAATGTGAGTATATGATTCCTAAGACATCATCATTTAGTATTGATAGACCATTTATCAGTTGTTCTTGATTCATCTTATATATTATTTAGGATGAATCCTTACATTCTTTGACTGGAACATATATCAGGAATATTTGTTATTCCATCCCAAGTCAAATTACAACCTCTGGCCCACTTGGCTCTGAAACAATCCCCACCTGCCCCTAAATAGGGAGGAACATCAAAATTCATATTATCAGGGCAAGTTCCAAGATTCTTAACATTCACACAGGTTTGTTGTCCATCGACAACTCGCTTTTCCCAATAGTCTGGACAGCTACCAACAACAGGCGGATACTTCTTACCTTTATTCAGGAATAGCATAGCAAACGCAACAAAGAGAAGCGATAATAGCAGTATAATACCTGCTACAAGCAAAACAAGTTGTTGAAAGTTCATGTATATAGTTGTATAATATTTTCTGGTTAGAGAGTATAGCACTAATGACTAACGTATTTAGAAATGGAAGAGTTGACATAACTGGCCCAAATGTGCCATCTGTTTTTGCTCTTCAAGATAAAATACCCACGGGTAAATGTAGTGATTTTAGAGATGCTATGAATGGTAACTGGTATGAAACTGCTTTGTCTCGAGGTTTCTTCTCTGAGCAAAACCAGCAAATTATTCAAAATGGAATTAGAGCTGGTGTTTATAAAATGAGTAAGGGACAATTTGTTATTGGCCCTCAAGAGTGTGATGACCTACAAATTATTATGAGAGGAGTTTTTCTTCAACATGCTCGTAATCAATCATCTGATATTCCTGGGCAAATTACCGAGTTGAACGCGACCGTTTTTGAATATGCAGTCCCACAAGTTTATAACGATGCTGTTGGATATATGAAATATAAAAGAGATGCTAGCACTATGTGGACACCAATTGCGCCACCTGTCCAGGCCGATTTTAATAACAAATCTCTTGAAATGCCTCGTTGGTTTTAAACTAAACTACTAGTGAAACACAATAAGATTGAATAAAAAATTTGAATCTTATTATGCTATTGTCTTTTTTAAAGTTTTTATTTTGTCTTCTTCACCAACTTCTTCGCTTTAAGTTTCTTATTGATTGTGTTCTTTGATTCTATTGACTGTTCATCATGCTTTGCTTCACGAAACTTGCGATACTCTTCTTCTAGTATTGTTAGTTCATTAAGCCATATCTGCTTCTCACTCTTACTCTGTAGTTCTTGAAGTTCGTTTGATTTATAATCACGTTCTTTCAGTAGCTTATCAACCTTTTCTTGAGTAACAGTATCCATTGGCATCTTCCTAAGATAAGCATAGCTTCCATCCTTCTTGTCAAACTCAAATTGTTCCAATATTGAATTGACTTGTTCATCAGTCTTCCTACGCAAATCAATCTTATCTACAAGGTTGTAGTTTATGAATTTTGCCTTATTACTGAGTTCAACAAGTTCTTTATTGAGTGTATTAACTTGTGCTGCTTTTCTCAACTGATAAGTCTTAAGACGAATAGGGATATAGCTATCCATGATCTCTTCAGCAGTTTTGAACTTAGTAAGTTTATCATCTCCGTCAAACAAATACATGTTATTTCTTGAGTGAGTAGTATAGAGTCCAAGTAAACGTTCAATCCCATTTTTACCATATGGGTGCTGTTCATTTAACAAATTTGTAATCGAACCTTTCGCAAATTGGATTTCAATACATACATTCGTGTCAGTTGACATGTCCATATATGACTTTACATGAACTACATTTGTAGATGTTTTGCTTCCTTTAATTACACCATCAATACACTTTTCCAAGTGTTCTTTGAAAGAATCTGTCCATGTGCCAATTGGAAGTTCGGTTACTTTAATCCTATTAGCATCTAGTTGCTCATAACAACCAGTAATTACATATCTATCTTCGTCTTGGATAATATCACCCTTGAATCCTTCACTATATGGCATAATTACATGGTCACCACCAGTTCCTGTCATCAAAATATTTTTGAGACGTTGGATGATTTGGTTTGGATTATATGAGATTACACTTGTGCTAAAACCTGTACCAATTCCAGTAGAACCATTAACAAGGATCATAGGAATAATAGGGACATAATATCTTGGCTCTACTAATTGACCATCATCATGTTGATACGTAAGCACCGCATCATCAGCTTCAGGGAAGATACACCTTGTAATTGGATTGAGTTGAGTGAAAATATATCTCTCAGAAGCAGAGTCCTTTCCACCTTGAAGCCTTGTTCCAAATTGACCATTTGGTATAAGTAGGTTAATGTTATTTGAACCAACATAATCTTGTGCCATACCAACAATGGCAGCATTCAAACTGGCTTCACCATGGTGATACCCTGAATGTTCCGAGACATAGCCACTAAATTGAGCAACTTTTATTTCAGATGTAAGTTTTCTCTTAAACGCAGAATAAAGGATTTTCCGCAAACTTATTTTGAGACCATCAACCAAGCTTGGGATAGAGCGGTCATTATCGTAGTTACTAAAATGAATTAGCTCCTTGTTTATAAAATCCTTATAGCGAATAGCTGGGCGAGATGTATCCAGGAAACTGGTTCTGTCAAACTCGCTAAGCCACTCTTTCCTATCATCAGCGCGCTTTTTATTAAATACCATATCAATATGGTCGTCGTCTTCTGGACCTTCCGAGATAAAGTCTACCATTTTTTTCGCAGCAAAATACTCTTTGAACTCTTTACCAGTACTGGTACCTAGACCCTTATAATATTTAACATTCCATCCTTGTTGGTTTGTCTGTTCTTTCCAAGTATCATATTCTCCCTCATTATAGAACACGTGTGATTGTTGTCCTTTTTTTGCTTTTAGAATTGGAGTGTTCATGAATGATAAGAAGCCTGGAATCTTAGAGAGGTCTGTCCATTGAGACTGAAAGAGATTGATTCCTAGACCTTTAATATGTGTGCCATCCAAATCTTGGTCAGTTAGGAATACTACTCGGCCATACCGCAGATTACCTTTAATATCATCAATTGTCTTATATTGTTTGCCACTTTGAAGACCCAATATTTGCTTGATCTCAGCAATTTCTTTGTTTTCTGAAATCTTCTTAACTGGTTCACCACGAACATTTAGCAATTTACCTTTCAGTGGATAAACTCCAATACGTTTGCGGTCCTCAGTTGTCAAACCAGAGACAACACCAGCTTTGGCTGAATCTCCTTCTACTAATAGAAGCTCACACTGCCAGCTGTTAATTGTTCCTGCATCATTAGCATCTAGAAGCTTAGGGATTCCACGGATTGTCTTAGTTTTAGAACCATCAGTCTTCTTTGCCTGTTTGTTTTCTTTGACTTCAGTAATAGCACATGCTGCTTGCATTACACCCATTTTGGCAACTTTTTCGATGAATTTATCGGATACTTCGCAACTTGAGCCGAAATGTGTAATAGCTGTATTCATAAAATCTTTAGTCTGACTGTCAAATGTTGGATTTTCAATATCACAGCGAAGGAAGATCATAAGTTGTTCACGAATAGCAGCTGGTTTTACTTCGACCTTCTTCTTATTTTTAATGTAAGCTGTCAGCTTTCGGATAATCTGATTCATTATATACTCAACATGCTTTCCACCTTTGCTGGTAAAGATACCATTGACAAATGATACTTGTTGGAATTCATCATTAGGAGCAAGTGTCACCGCATATTCCCATCTATCATTAGTCGATTCATATACACGGGGGGCATCATCCTTGTTTCCAATAAATAGGTCAATATATTGCTGGAAGGTTTTCACATTTAGCACTTCACCATTCCACTTTACCTTGACATCCTTATCTGTTACTGCTGCAATATCATAAACACGGCGCTTCAGCAAAGCAAGGAAATCCTGAGTGGGACCACCAGCCATCCCAAATCGTGTATAATCTGGCTTGAAGCTTACACTAGTATATGGCTTAGAAGAACATTTTGTAATTTTAGGTGTATCTATACGTGTGAGATTATCATGAAATTCTTGAACATATTTCTTTTTCCTCGTATGATCAATAGTTTCAACCTTACCCCATGTAGACCAAATAAGAGCAAGTTTGAACCCAAAACCATTCTTACCACCAACAATTTTCTTCTCGTCTTTGTTGTAGTTAGTGCTAGTTCGCAAGTGTCCGAAAACCATCTCTGGAATCCAAATATCATGTTCTGGATGCTTTTCTACATCAATGCCATTTCCATCATTTGTCATAATTATTGTTCCATCTTCTGTGATAGTAATATCAATGTAAGACACACGATGACAATCATTTCCAGAAGATTTCAATTGTTGCATACGGATAACATGATCCCGAGCATTTACAACACCTTCATCGAAAATCTTATAAAGACCCGGAATCCAGTCAATTGTTTTCTCGATAATCTTGTTGCTATTGTTATCAAAGATATGAAGAGGAGTATCTACTTTCTCAACAGATCCGATATATGTGTCCGGATTATCTAGAACATGCTCACGAGCTGACTTCTTTTGGTATTTTTTGGCAAGAGTTTGAGTTTGTTGCTTGGTATTCGTTGCAGTCATAGTTGAAACTTGAATTTCCAGTGTGATGGATAGGTAGTTTCCACTGCTAACTTTAAGCTGGTTTCAATTTTCCCTAAAATATATAGTATTTGGTCTATATTGTCAAGTTAGTAATTGATTATTGCTTTAATAAGGATTAAAAAAATGAACGTTTTATATATCAATGGCATCTCCGATTACTAATTATATATCGGTTGGTTCCGCCACTGGATTTAGTAGTAGTGTAAATAGGACCATAAATGGAGATGGTTCTACAGTTGATTGGTATATTGGAGCTTTTGAAGCTAATAACACTATTTCGTTTCTTAATACCATTGACCTAACGCAGATTTATGTTTTATTGGTAGGGGGTGGTGGTGGTGGTGGAGGAGGCACTAATGTTTCAGAAGCAGCAGCTGGGCAGGGAGGCGGTGGTTCTGGACACATGTTAGTTCGTTTTACAAATGGTCTTGGAGCTGGGTTCCCAGTAGGCGCAACTTATAGTGTGGACATCGGTTCTGGGGGAAGCGGAGCTACTGGTACGGGAACAGCTAATGCTGGCGGACACACTGTTTTTGGCTTTAATCGTTTTGGCTCGACAGCACCAGATGTTAGTGGAGGTGGAGTCGGATTAAGTGCATCTGGGCTGGCTGATAATAATCTGGGTTCTATAGCAGTTAATGGAGCAGCTGCAGGATTTGAAGTTTTAAACCAGAATGATTCAGGACAAGGTGGGCGTGGTGGATCTGGTAACCAACCAAGCAATCCACAACCAAGTAGTGGTGAGCAAGGAAGCAATGCTGTTCCTGTAAATCAAGATTGGGGATTTCCAGGGTCTCCAGCTGAATATTATTTGGGACCGCCTTTTGGACTGTTTGGCAGATTGCGAGCCGGAGGTGGTGGCGGAGGTGGTGGTGGATTTGTAGACCCTTCAGGGACAGTTACTACATTTATTGGTAAAGGTGGAGATTCTGGAAATAATGGCACTGGGGGTTTGCCAGGATTCGGGTCTAGTGATTCACAACCTTCTGACTACTCCAATGGTGAAACAGCAACTACGACACTTTCATTTGTAGGAGGCAGCACATCAAGTTTTGGTTCTGGTGGCGGTGGTGCTGGACAACCAAATACACTGCTTGGTAGTAACAGTGAATCATCAACAGGTGGTGATGGAGCTTCTGGTGTTGTTGTTTTTTGGTTTACTGTACTTACACCAGTAACATTTTCAACTCCTTATTACTCCATAACTTATGCTACTACTTTTACAGAAACTATTTCGAGAGAGCGTATTTTCACGAATGGGGCTAAGGAAACACATTATGTTTCAGTAATGATTGGAGGCACTGGAAATTCAATAACTTTTAGTCCACCATCTGTGGGATTAAGTGCTGAGCTTTTGCTTGTAGGAGCAGGTGGTGGTGGAGGTGGAGGTATGAACCAAAATTTTACTTTTACGGGTCAAGGTGGAGGTGGAGGAGGAGGTTTATTTGGTTATGTTATACCAGGAACAGATATTTCAGTCAATACGAATTTGCCTATTGAACTTGGACAAGGTGGGTTTAGTGGAGGCGGTGCGAATCCAGGTGGTCCAGGCTCATCATCATATATAAATAAAAATATGGCAAATTTTGTTCAAGTTTCTGGTGGAAACGGTGGAAACGCTCCTAATGGAGGTTCTTCGGATAATGGAGCTGGTGGTCAAATTATTACTGCAGGTTTTATTAATCAGACCGCAGGGGGTAATGGAGGTACAGGTGGGTTGGGAGGCATAGGTACTTTTACATCACCTACAATCTGGACTACTGAAAATGGACAAGTTGGAGGCTCAGCAGCTAATGGAAATTCTGGATTTGGTGGATTATATGAGTTTCCTACTTTTGGCGCTATAGCAGTAGGCGGTGGAGGCGGTGGAGGGGGTGGGTTTGCTGTGGGGACTAATAAGATTAATGATGCTTCTGGGGGAGGTGGAGAGGCAGGATATGGTTCAGGAGGAAATGGTGGAACTTCACCATTTATTGGAATATGGGATAATTTATCTTCATTTAATGGCGAGACAAATACAGGAACTGTTGGCTCAAGGTTTGCTCAGGCTGGAAACGGTGGTGGAGGAGGCGGTAATCCATATACCCCGAGTGGTGAAAGCCTTCAAGCATTTGGTGGAACAGGCGGTTTAGGATTATTTGCCGTTCATATGGCATTTTCTGAACCTGCTCCTCCTCCTCCTCCTCCCCCATCTTTTGGATATCAAAATGAATATTTTGCTTATGAATATGATTCGTCATCTTTATATGTTCAAGTTGTGTCAACTGGAGAAAAAACTACATGTCAATGTGGTGCTGTAAGACCCAAGGTAGAATATATTACCATAAGCGAGATAGATAATAAGTTAAGGTTCTTTCCAGCTGCAATTGGACTTTCAGCTGAGTTTATCTTAATAGGTTCTGGAGGACAAGGAGGTGGGGGAATAAATAGTGCGGTCAAACATCCGGGTCAGGGAGGTGGTGGTGGAGGCATTGCATATGCAACTTCTATTATTGGTAATGAAATACTAACAGACATATCATATGATATTGAATTGGGATATAACCTAAATACAGGTGGTTTAGGAACATCACAAGGTTCAGACGGTTCAGGTAGCAGGTTTGGTGCTAATGTATGGTCTCCGTGGATGGAAGTAACTGGTGCTTCTGGAGGTGGTGTTACTGTTTCCCAAGGACAAGGTGGTAATGTTGTTAGCTATGGACCTCTTATTGGAGGGGTGGGTGGTAGTGGAGGAATTGGTGGTTTACAAGATGCCAGTGGAAATGGTATTACTGGTGGAGATGCAGCAATTACGCCAAGTGGGCTGCCAGGTAAATATGTTTATCCTTCCTATGGCTTTATTATAGGTGGCG